TAATGGCATGGGCTACCTTTATTTACTGGCAACGCCTTTGGTCTTCTCAAAAGAACGCATACCGGCAATGCCCAAGATGCCTGATAATATCACCCAAAGTTGGTCTGCGTCTAGTACTGGCGGGGGATCCATGCCTATCGGAACCCAGCCCATAGCTTGCAAGTATTTCCATGCCCACTGAAACAGCGGGTAGGCTAAAAACTGGTAGCCCATAGCCGCCACACCAATCCAACCGATGGCAGGTCGCCAGCCGCTGACAAACACGCTACTAGAGGCGGCTTCAATCTTGTTGACTTCAATCTGCGCTAGGTCTGTAGCTTGGTCGATGCGCTTCTCTTCAAGATCAAGCTTACGCTGCTCAATCTCCATCTCCATGCGTTCTTTGTCGGTTGTGACTAGATCACCGGCAACCTTACCAACAGCTTCAATAATTGATCCAACGGCAAGCAAGCTCATTTCAGACCTTTCAGTGTGCGGTTTAGCCAGCCCTTGAGGAACTTGACCTGCACAGGGTTCTTGTTGCAAATCTCAACGTAACGGGCGATCTTTGCTAAAGCATAGGACTCTTTGAATCGTTGACCATCTGTAATCTGGTTGAGCTTCTCTACAGTCTTAGCGCCAATACCGCCATCTGGCGTAGCGCCAATTACCAACTGAGCCAACTTTACAGCCATGCCCATGCCAGCATTAACGCCAAAGTTAAAGATGGTATTAGCTACGTCTTGGTTGCTAATTTCGTTACCACGCATTTTGTCCCAGAACTCAACTCGGTAGAACTCACGCACCATAGGCGTAAGGGAGCCTCCGAATTCTTTCTTATCCACAAGCGCCCAGCCGGGCCACTGCGGATTCTTGTTCCTAGCAATACCTGCATAGGTCATACCGCCCGTGTCGCCGGGTACTTCGTGGAGGACGTAGCCGCCCTCGTCTTGCATCATCTGCTCAAAGGCTGGTTCAAACTGCGCCATTACTTTTCCTTTGGTTTAGTGTCTTCATTTTGCATGAGTTTGATACCAGACAGGAACCCAATCATGCCGCCGATAAGAGTAGAAAAAGCGGGTGAAATCATTTTGAAAATCTCGGCGTTGTCCACTTCCTTTGCCCACAGACCCAGCATAAAGGCGACCACCATGGCCAATACGGAGATACACAGGGTCGTGCTTACCATCAGAGTGACGTACAGCGTTAGCTTTTCCTTCGTGTCTGGCACGTGTTGTGGTGGTTTCTTGGTCATACGTATTTGTCAAAATGTTTTGTGTTGTTAAAAATTTCCAACTCAATCGTGTTTTGTCTTGCCCGTTTGTTGTACAACTCAATCTCAAGTGCATCAACTGCTTTGTTTACTTTTTCATATTCAACAGCCAACTTGTATTCATACTCCAGCCGTTCTGCCCGTTTTTCAGACGCAATAGCCCGTACATCGTATGGAGAAGGGAACACAAACGGATACCATTTGCGAAGCTGAATCATTTCTTTTCACGTTTAATCGCTTCTTCATAACCACGCAAAATTAAAGTTCGGGCTTCCGCCGAATCTGCTGTACCCGCCCACATAGGCAGGTTGTTCCAAATCACTACATAGTCTTCTGGCTTGCAATACTGTGCATTGTTCTTTAACCACGCAACCATTTGCTGATGACGCTCGGACGGGTTGTGAATTGTGTAGCCGATCCCATAGAACTCGCGCACATGGCAACCATTCTTGGCTACGGCTCCAACTAGCCCTAACAGCAGTAACAGTATGAGCCAGCGCATACATCATGACCATATCCAAATAATTGTGTACGTGCCCCACAGTACGAAGGCGACAATTACTGCCGCAAGTATAAAAGCTTCTGGCCAATCTTGCATGTTATGGCTCGGGGTTTATTACAATAATAACGCCGTTATCTATATTATCCATTATGCCGCGACAGGCAATGTTCCAATCAGGCCCATCAGTTTCGCCCCAGCTTGGTACGTTGATTTGCACATCTTGGGCTAAAAATTCAACGCCATTTTCAAACACGCGCCATACATGTTTGTCTGTGCCACGCCCGGGCTGGCCATGTGTTTTGTTAAACCGGATTAGGTACTTGTTCAAAATGGTTCCCAAAGTTTATCCAATTCCAACCACCAGCAACTTCATAGCGAATATTTGTTTTACTGTTTGCCGCCCAGACCATAAGCCACGACAGCACCGCTGAATCTATTTTTTGCTCGCATTCTGACACTTCAACAAACCCGTCTCTTTGAACAACTATAACTTTGCTCAAATCTGGACGCATCCACATTGGCAGGTAATCTTTAGCAAGCCATTCGCATTTAAACTTTTGGCAATGCTCTGGCCTGTCCTTATATATTGTGCAACCTTTGTTAGACACAAAAAAACAGGGCCTACCCCGCTGCATGCTGTGACCATGCTGTTCAGCGACAAGCGTTCCAGAGCAGCACTCTGTGCACTCTCCACAGGAGCGTGTGGGCTGAATCAATTGCTTGGCGGGGTTGGCCACAGGACGACCTCTGGGTAACTAACTTGCAGTGAAACTTCTCTTACGGCCTGACGGTACGCAAGCCACTCAACGCGTTTGCTTTTGGTCATTACAACGTTATCCGCTGCGACCATTGGGTTTGACTCGTTGATACGCATATCAACCTGAGCTTGAACCGCAGCGACCTTATCTTCCCTAGTAGGCTCAGGCAACGGCTCGGGGGTAACCTCAAACCATCCTTGATCAACGTAAGCATCGCCTAGCCATGATAAATCACCAAGGCGATCTTTAATACCGCCCATACCAAAAATCGACCCCCAGTTTTCAGGAAGATTTTGAGGCTCGTTTAATGCTTCGCCCGTTGACAGTTTTTTTAGTTGCCACAACATTTTTGTTACTCCTATTTAATTTAAGACCAGCTTGTTTTTCAGGCGCAGGTAGTTGAACAGGGGGTGGTTTAGCCCCTACCTGCGGAGGATGTGCAGGCCATTCAGGAAATTGAAACTCTTGCGACTTTTCAGAGTTCCAGCTTCTCCAACTTCCAAAATCTTCCCGGGGGCGCATGGCAATGTGGCACCCAATGGCTGCTGCAATTTGATGCGCAAGTTCAATTGCTTCCACGGGCTGCATAACCGCCCATGTAGTGCCGTCATCTTTGCGCATGCATATCTCTAGAACACCGCCAAAGGCCGTACCTACTGTAACCGACCGGGCACGATTAGCGCCGTCTAGATTTACTTCTACATCACGACGATTACGAAACTCTTTGATAATTTTGTTGGCTTCTGTTTTTTTCATTGTGCATTCCATGAAATATTTACAAAACCTCCGGAACCTACAACAATTGGGTAAGAACCGCCCGGTGTTACAGATACGCAGGCGGTGCTTCCGGGAGTACCCGCGTTTCCGGGATTACCCGCTGTGCCGGGATTACCAGCACTACCGGGGTTACCAGCATTGCCGCTCCCCCCACCTCCACCGCCACCTCCACCAGCGCCCCCAGCCCATGTACCACCCGAACCACCTCCACCAGACCCTGCAAGGGGCTGTGCTTGGTTGGAGGGATTTCTAGAAGCAGCTGCGCCCCCACCGTTGCCGGGGATAATAGTATTGTCATAGCCGTTACAAGGGCAAAAATTTATAACTTTTACAAAGCCATTTCCACCATTTCCGCCAGCCCCTGCCGAAGCCGGGCCTCCTGCGCCACCATTACCACCAGTTCCAGATGGCCCACCCGTCTTTGCTGGTCTTGGGGTTAATGTGCCAGTATTTCCGACACCGCCGCCGGGCGTTCCGCCAGCTACTGGCGCTCCGGGCGCTGCCCCTGTTCCGCCATTAGCACCATTTCCAGTCGATCCGCCGTTACCTGCTGTGCCACCATTACCCGCAGTGCCGCCCGTGCCTCCATTACCCCCAGCAAAATTGTAGCCAATTCCAGATGATGTTATACCCGCATTACCGGGATTACCCCCAGCGCCTGTATTCCCATTAGTCCCTGCGGTGCCATTCGTAGTACCCGCGTTGCCCGGACTTCCGGGATTACCGGTGTTACACCCTGCACCAGATCCTCCGGTCCCGCCGTTACCGCCTGTTCCCCCGTTACCGCCGTTTGAAGCTTTGATCGGCGGGTTAAGGTTAGTGGCCCCACCACCACCACCGCCACCGCCACCCGCCCCACCGTTGCCGGGATTACCAGAATTGCCAGATGCCCCCGCATTTCCGGAATTACCAGAACCACCGCGACCAGAAATAGTTACCTTGCTTAAGCCCACGGGGGCGGAGAAAGTGCCCGGAGAATTAAATGTTTGGCTTCCGGCTGGGATGCCCCCGCCACCAAGTACGCCAATTTTTGATGTGCCAATTGCCATGTTACATACCCCTACGTAAGTGGCGCCCCAAGTGAGGCGCGTTTATCTAGTTTAAAGTCTGCATGCGGGCCGTTCTGGTCAACATAGTGAAGCATAAATTGCGCGGTCACTTCTGTGCCGTCAGCTTTTTCTCGCCAGTGCACAACTTCACACCCTTTATACACTACCGCGTCGCCCGGATCAAGATA